TCTAGTTAAGGTTGCTGTAAAAGCAGCCCTAACGGATCTCTCGGTAAGTGGAAGATAAAACTCCAACCTCAATTCCTGATCAACCTAGAGAGTGTTAATCTCCGAATGGACGCGATAGTCCGTGGGGAGCAACAGTAGCTACTCTGCCTTCTCCGATATCCCGCGAGTCTTTGGGCTCGCGGTTATCCGTTAAGGCTTCGAGTCTCCTACCTCTCTAGTTTGGGCTTTACTTATCCTCGTTATTATCCGACCGGTTGTCCTATTTTATTTTTCATAGGTACAATCGAGCCGGTTATAATGGGAAAGCTTTGGGTGGTGCATGATCAAGCAGGGAAGGCCCGTGTAGTTGGTATTACCAACTATTGGGTCCAACTTGCTATCAAGCCTCTCCATGATTCGATCTTTCGATTCTCAAAGAAATTGAAGAGGATGGTACTTTTGACCAGACTCGGAAACCTCCGAGATCTGGGAAGAAGTTCCATCGCTTCGATCTCTCTGCAGCTACGGATAGATTGCCTATAGACATCCAGAAGGATATCCTCGGTATACTCAAACCCGGTTATTTAACCGTAAGTTTGTTATACTGTGGATCAACCGATGGGGGCCTATTCTTCTTGGGCTATGCTTGCACTACCAAGTGCGTATAGCTCTTGAAGGTAGGTGTTAAGTCATTCCGTAATTACTCAGTGCTGGGTGACGACATCATTAATGATGAAGTCGCTTCTGCCTATCTTTTGTTTATGGACTCTTTAGGAGTTTCCATACACTTAGCGAAAAGCGTTATATCTAATGATATAGCAGGATTTGCTAAAAGATGGGTGGGCCCTGGATATAATATAAGTTCAATTGGACCTGGGTTGATACTCAGGTTCATCTGTTCTTTATATTACATCGGAGCGGTATTGAAGAAAGCGGTAAGGCTTGACATTATAGACAATTTCCCACAGTTGTTGATGATGATTAAAGGATATCAAAGATATCCTTCTTTCTTTGTGATCTTCTATCGATCTAGGGGGAGCTTTGATGAAGAGGTATGGGGACATAATGATCCCATACGCTTTTTCTTCGTGCTCTTACCTAGAGCAGTTCCGATACTTCCTTACGAAGAGTATATAATGCTTCGTTTGAGAAGTGACGGGATAGTAACTCAAGCTAGAAAAGGAATAGGACTATTTTTGTCTTATTCTCTAGCTGATCACTACGAATCATCAATTCGTATTGAGTTGGTGGGGCTTGGTTTCTGGTGCTGGGACCTTCGAAAGAAGGAGCCAAAAGTCCTCCGATGCATTCGCTATAGTCTGAGAATGCAGCGCTTTGGATTGCATCAGATGCCACGCATCTTCTTCTTGAATTCTTCAATACGTTGTGTTGATTGAACCAGAAGGAAGTTAAGCCGGCGAAGGATGTGTGAAAAGTTAAGTCTCTAGGGTTAGAGATGTATCTTTTCATTTCCATCCCCCGGTAGATTAAAACTAG